CGCCGCATCTCGCTGTGTGTACGAATCTGGGACCAAGGGGAGGTGCGCGACATGGCTGGACGTGGGGCACCCCCGAAGCCTGACGACGAGCGCGCACGCCGGAATGCTACTGTCCCGATGACCGCCGTTGAGCCTGACGCTGAGTTGCGTGGCCCCGAACTCCCCGAGACCGCCGCCGATTGGCCGGCGCGCACTCGCCAATGGTGGGATACCTGGCGCAAGTCTCCGCAGGCGCAGACGTTCACCGATACCGACTGGGATTTCCTGCTCGACACGGCCATGATTCACGCCGCGTTCGTCACTGGCGCTGTCTCGCTGGCTGGCGAGTTGCGGCTGCGCGTTTCCAAGTTTGGCGCGACCCCAGAAGATCGTATGAGGCTCCGTCTGTCGGTCAAGCCTGCCGCCGCTGGTGGTCCGGGCGTGGCTCCTGCTGCCCCTCGTGCTGCCGAGTCCCCGGATCGCCGCGAGCGGCTGCTGAAGGCGGTTCAGTGACCGCACTGGTCACGCTGGGTTGGTCTGCGCTGTCGTGGATTGAGCACTACCTCGTGCATGGTCCGGGTGATGTGCAGGGCCAGCGAATCCAGATGGACGACGAGTTCGCCGCGTTCGTGCTGAAGGCGTACAACCTCGACCCGACCACGGGCGCGCGGCTGGTCCGGCGTGCGTTCCTGTCTCGCGCCAAGGGTCGCGCCAAGTCCGAGATCGCCGGGTGGGTTGCCACGTTTGAGGCGCTGGGTCCGTGCCGGTTCGACCATTGGGCCGGGCCTGGCGAGGTGTCAGCGTGGGGCTACGAGTACGAACCGGGCGAGCCTGTCGGGCGTCCGTTGCCGTACGTCGAAGTCCTGTGCGTGGCAACCGAAGAGGGTCAGGCCGGGAACACGTACGACGTGATCCACTACAACCTCGACCCTGAGACGTGTTCGCCTGAACTGGCCGCCGACTTCCCGGGGCTCGACATTGGTCTGACCCGGATCGTGCTTCCCGAGCATCGCGGGTTGATCTCGCCTGAGACCGCTGGGGACTCGTCAAAGGATGGCGGCAAGTCGACGTTCATCGTGGCCGACGAGACGCACCTGTGGCTGCTGAAGCGGCTCCAGTCAATGCACGCGACGATGGCCCGGAACCTGCTGAAACGCAAGCTGGCGTCCGGCTGGATGCTGGAGACCTCGACCATGTACGGCGAGGGCGAAGGTTCGGTCGCTGAGGGGACGCACGCCTACGCGATGGGCAAGCGCGCGAAGGCGCTCCTGTTCGATCACCGGCAGGCGTCCGCGCACTGGGATCTGGACGACCGGCCCCAGCGCATCCAAGCACTACGCGAGGCGTACGGCCCCGCTGCCGACTGGATGGACCTGGAAGCGATCGCCGATTCGTGGGACGACCCGCAGGTTACGGCGTCCGCGTTCCGCCGCTACTTCCTGAACCAACCGGCTCCGATGGCGGAGAAGCCAACGTCGATCCTGCCAGCGTGGGCCGCGTGCGCGTCACCTGAGCGTGCGCTCCCCGGCGTCCCAGTGTTGGCGCTCGCCACGTCGTTGGACCGCATGTTCTCGTGCGTGGCTGGGGCCATCGAAGAGAACGGCACCGTGCTTGTGCGCGTGCTGCGCCATGGCCCTCACGGGGCTTGGGTTGTGGACGAGTGCAAGGCGCTCTCTGAGCGCTTCAACGGTGCCGGGGTGGCCGTGGACCGCAAGGGGCCTGCTGGCTCGTCTGTGGACGCCCTGGAGGCTGCTGGCGTGCGTGTGCAGTCCGTGACCGCTGACGACGTGTGCGACGCGGCTGCGTTGGTCCTCGACCGAACCACAGACCGGACGCTGGAGCACTTCAACCAAGCCGAACTGAACGCCGCCGTGGATGTCGCCGCGTGGCGATCCGTCGGCGAGCGTCGCGCGTTCGGCCGGCGCTTGTCCGGTGGCGATATCTCCGCACTGGAGGCCGCTTCGCTGGCTGCGCTGCTGGCCCAACCCCGCCCTGGTGAAGGTGCCGCATTCAACATCTGGTGAAAGGGGCATCCGTTGTCTCCTGGCCGCATTGAGGCTTTCGGGCTGGTCCTTGTCGTGATCGCCGCGTCCCTGTTGACGTGGGCGGCTGCGCTCGTCTCCGTTGGGGCGGCGCTGGTCGTGAGTGGTTCCCTGTGCGCCGTCGCCGGCGTCTCGCTGGTCGTGGTGGCCGCGAAAACTGACACGAAGGGCGGTGGTGGGTCGTGACGATCTTCTCGCCGCTGTTCGCGTCGATCGAGTCCCCGCAAGTCTCGATTTCTTCCGCTGAGGTCGGGCTCCTGTTCGGTGGCGAAACGGTGTCGGCTGGCGTTCAGGTGACCGAGGAGAAGGCGCTCGGGCTGCCTGCTGTGTTCCGGGCCGTGAACGTTGTCGCCGGGACCATCGCATCCCTTCCGATTCACGCATTCCGCGACTCGACCACGGGCGCGCGTACGCCAGTGGCGTCGTCTCACCCTGCCGCGAAGCTGCTCGCCACTCCCCACCCTGACATGACCCAGTTTGAACTCTGGGAGACGGTCCTCACCCACATGATCCTGTGGGGTAACGCCTACCTGTGGCTGCGGCGTGACGCGCTGGGCAGGGTCGTGGAGTTGTGGCCGATTCACCCGTCACGCATGAGGGCGGGCCGCACGTCGGATCTCAAGAAGGTCTACAAGCTCGACGGCGGCGACGTGGAGCTGGACGACACGCGCATCCTGCACCTGCCCGCGTTTGGCTATGACGGCGTGTGTGGGGTTTCCCCGGTGCGTCTCGCCAGGGAAGGGCTCGGGTTGGCGATCGCCGCCGAGCAGTACGGCGCGAAGCTGTTCGGGTCTGGGTCGCTCGCAACAGGAATCCTGCAAACCGATCAGCGACTCACCCCAGATCAGGCCGACGCGCTGCAGGTCCGCTGGCGCGCGAAGCGCTCCGGGTTGAACTCGGCTCACGAAACGATCGTGCTGGACGCGGGCGCGAAGTGGACGCAGCTGTCCATCCCGCCCGGTGACGCCCAGTTCCTTGAGTCGCGTTCGTTCCAGGTGTCGGAGATCGCCCGCATGTTCGGCGTTCCCCCTCACATGCTGATGGACACCGAGAAGGTGACCTCGTGGGGGACGGGCATTGAACAGCAGTCGATCGGGTTCGTGGTGTACACGCTGCGGACGTGGATCATCCGGATTGAGCAACGGCTGTCGCGCATCCTGTCGCCGCAGCCGGTGTACGCCCATATCACTGTAGAGGGGCTGCTGCGAGGCGATTCCGCCCAGCGCGCGGCGTTCTACAAGCAGATGTTCGACATGGGCGCGTACAACACAGACGAGATTCGCGCGCTCGAAGAAATGGGACCAGTCCCGGGCGGGGACGTTCGTTACCGCCCGCTGAACATGGGTGTCTTGGGCACCACTGACGATGGAGCTGCTGATGCCTGATTTCCGCTGGCGTGGCGAAATGCCCACCCCTGGCGTGCGCGCCTCAATCCTGAACGCCGTGCAGGCCGCTGATGCTGTTGACGGCGTGGCGACGTTGCGGGTCTATGACCCGATTGACTCGTGGGGTGGCGAGTGGGGCGTGTCCGCGAAGGAGTTCGCTGCGGCGCTCGACGGGCTCCCCGATGGCGTGACGGAGATCCGCCTGCACCTGAACTCGCCCGGTGGCGAAGTCTGGGAGGCGCTCGCGATCACGAACCTGTTGCGCGAGCATCCGGCGCGCGTGGTGGCCGTGGTCGACGGCCTGGCCGCGTCTGCTGCCAGCTTCATCGCCTGCTCGGCTGACGATGTGGTGATGGGCCGCAACTCGCAGCTCATGATCCACGACGGCCGTGGGCTGTGCATGGGTACCGCTGGCGACATGCGCGGATTGGCTGACTTGCTGGACAAGATCAGCGACAACATCGCGTCGATCTACACCGCGAAGGCGGGCGGCACGGTGCGTCATTGGCGCGACGTGATGCTGGCCGAAACATGGTTCGACGCCGCCGAGGCTGTGGCTGCCGGCCTGGCTGATCGGGTGGCCGGCGACGACCTGCCCGACGAGGCGCCGACCGCCGCGTTCGACCTGTCCGGTTTCAAGTTCCAAGGCCGCGAGGCTGCACCTGCACCCGTGGTGGCCGTGGCTGACGTTGAGCCGGAGCCCACCGAAGGCCCTGGCGTGGACGCGGCACGGCTGCGTCTGAACTTGCGCAAGAAGCCCCGCCGGGGCTGATTCGCAACACCCCCGATTTCCCCCGCCGAGATTCGCTCGCTGGGGCGTTTGCCCGTGTCACGGGTAGAAAGGAGCACGCCGCATATGGACGTGCAGAAGCTCCGCGATCAGCGGGCGAACCTCTGGGAGCAGGCCAAGGCCCACCTCGACGGCGGACTGACCTCCGGCGAGGACCTGGCGAAGTACCAGGCGATGGAGTCCGACCTGGACGCCTTCGACGCCAAGATCGAAGCCGCTGAGCGTGCCGACTCCCGCGAGTCGCGTTACGGCCAGCTCGAGGCCCCGATCTTCGGTGGCACTCCCGCAGCAAAGGGCGACGCGGACCACCTCGGTCTCGTGTTCAACTCGTTCCTCCGTCGGGGCATGAACGCCCTCAACCCCGACGACCGCGCACTCATGGAGTCGCGCTTCGACACCTCGATCCAGAACGCCGCAGGCGTGGGCACGGGGGCCGCTGGCGGGTACACCGTCCCGGCGTTGTTCCGCGACAAGATCGTGGAGACGCAGAAGGCGCACGGCCCCATGTTCCGGGAAGCCGAAGTCATCGTCACCGACACGGGCGCGACGCTCCCGTGGCCGACCAACGACGACACCGCGAACGTGGGTGCGCTGCTCGCCGAGAACACTCAGGCGACTGAGCAGGACTTCACGTTCGGCACGAACTCAGTCGAGGCGTACATGTACACCTCGAAGATCGTTCGCGCGTCGCTGCAGTTCATGCAAGACCACCCGTCCCCCGACGCGTGGCTGGCCCGCAAGCTGGGGGAGCGACTCGGACGCATCCACAACCAGCACTTCACCACGGGCGCCGGCACGACCCAGCCTGACGGCATCGTGACCTCTGCGACTGTCGGCGTGACCGGTACGGGCTCGTTCGCCACGACCAAGCTCACGGGCGACAACCTGATCGACCTCACTGAGGCGATCGATCCGGCGTACGCGTCGGGTGACCTGAAGTTCATGATGCACCAGACGGCACGCGCTGCCGCCCGGAAGCTGAAGGACTCCCAGGGCCAGTACCTGTGGCAGCCGTCCCTGCAGGCTGGGATTCCCAACACGTTGGCTGGCTACCCGGTGGTCATCAACAACGACATGGCGACCCTCGCCGTGTCCTCGAAGTCGGTCCTGTTCGGCAACATCAAGGACGCCTACCTGATCCGCATGGTGAAGGATGTGACGTTGCTCCGCCTGGTGGAGCGTTACGCCGACTACCTGCAGGTCGGGTTCCTGGCGTTCTCGCGCGTCGACGGCACTCTGCAGGACGCGAACGCTGTTCGCGTGTTCCAGACGACCGCCACCGCCTGATGGCTGATGGTCACGATCATGACCGGGTGGTGATGCTCTCGTTGAGAGCTGACGGCACCCCTGATCAGATCGACCCGGAGTTGATCGGGCAACCGGTCGTCGCCGAGAAGAAGCCCGCGCCGAAGAAGCGCGGCTGACGCATTCCCGTACGCAGCACCCGATCCCCTCAACCGGGGGGATTGGGTGCTGCTGCGTTTGAGGGGAGACCACAATGACCGCCTGGCTGACCGTGGAGGATCTGCGCGGCTACGTGAACAACACGAAGGCGACGGGGGCTGAGGACGCCTCGCTGCTGCTGTCGCTCGAGGTGGGCGTCGGCAAGGTGGAGGAGTTGTGCGGGCCCGTGGTCGCCACCGACATCACGGAGCGCATCGACGTTGGCACCTACGCCGCTGTGCTCAAGTTCCGCGCCGAATCGTTGACGAGCGCCGCCACGCTTGCGGGGTCGGTGCTGACGTTGGCTGATTACCGGGTAGACGGTTCGCAACTGTTGGCCCGCGCCGATGGTGGCCGTATGCCGTCGGGCCCGCTTGATGTCGCGTACGTCGCAGGCTGGGCTACTGCCCCGTGGTGGGCGAGGGCTGCGGCGTTGAACATCGCCGCCCAGCACTGGAAGTCGCGTCTCACCATGCCCGGCCAGCAACCTGTCCCGGCTGGCTTCCTCGTGTCGAATCAGGCCGCCGAGCTGATGAAGGATCATCTGCTGGCCCCGTTGGGGTTCGCGTGAGCACCTCTG